CTCGACCAGTTGCTTTTTGATTTCCAGCATTTCGAGGAGCCGCTTCTTTTCTTCATCGGTTGCGCTTTCCCCTCGCCCTCGCAAAAAAGAAAACTCTGCGGAAAAATCCTCACGGCTGCTTGATCCGGCTTTTTCCAAAAGTGCTTTTTCTGCTTGTTCGGGCCTCATCGCCTCCAGCGCGGCCCGCTCCGCAGCTTGGTCGTGAGCTTCCAGCGCCTTTTGCAAATTCTCGCCCAACTTTGCCGCTTCCGCTGCGGATTCCGCCAACCTTCGGGCACGTTCTTTCTCTGCCGCGTTGGCCCGCATTGTCTCCTCGGTCACCCGTTCGGCCTGACCGCGTTGGATTTCCAACGCCATGATTTGTGCCCGGATTTGGCGGGCGCGTTCACCCTCCTGGTCTTCCAGATCGCTCAGCATGTCGGATTGCTGCTCAAGCTGCGAATTGATCCCGGCAATCACCGTGGCCCGTTCTTCCTCGCTCGAAATGCTTTTTATGCTCGTTGCATTGCGTTCAATGTCTCGAGAATTGCTGCGTCCATTCCGACGGATGTCGGCCTCAAGCTGCTTGGCCTCCGCCAACCTGCCCAGAACAGCTCCCACAAGTGCCGAAGCCGCAGCCACGACCAGCCCAACCGGACCAAACGCGGCCATGATCGCCGTGCCGGCCGCCCGAGCACTGGCCACCAACCCGGCAAACGCCGCCTTGCCCGTGATGGCCATGGTTTGCATGGCTCCGCCGGAGAGCGCAACCTGCATCCGCAGCCCGGCCAACTGCACCTTGGCCGCATTGATCGCCGTTGGAATGTTCATCGAGAGCACCCCGGCAAATTTCATCCCCTGCAACGCCGTCGCCGCCTTTGCCGCCGCCAAGCCGATGAATGCAGCAGTCAGGTAAGGCATAACCCCGGAGACAGTTTTTGCCGCGTCCCCCACAGCCCGCATTCCTTCACCAACTGCCGAGCCCCAGCTTGTCAGGTCGATCTTGTTGAGAGATTCCGCCGCATCCGCCCCTTGGAAGATCGCATTTGCCATCCCGGCTAAAAATTGCTGGCTCTTGAGGCCTATTTGATTGATCGCATCCCCGAGCGTATCAAATTTCCCGGCGGCTCCATCCATCACATCCGCCAGGCCCCCCACCTGTTGCGCGGCCACACCGAACGCCGTCGCGTCCCGCAGCAGTGGCAACATTTCCGCCCCGGCCCGCCCAAAAAGGCTCATTGCCAGTGCCGTCCTCTGGTTTTGGTCTCCCAATTTTGAAAACGCCGAGCCAAGCGTCTGAATCTGCGAGGTCAGGTCCATGCTCTGCAACGCCTGAATGTTGATCCCGAGCTTGGAAAACACGTCTGTCGTGCCCTGACCGTCCTCATTCACCCCGGCAATTGCTTTTTGCAGTCGGGAAATCATGATTCCCGCCTGGTCAGCTCCCATCCCGGCATTTTCCAAGGCCGTGCGGAAGACGAGCAATTCCCCGGCGGATGCCCCGCTCGATGCGGCAAGGTCCGAGAGTTTCCCGCCAAGGTCCAAAGCTCCTTTCATGGCACCCCCCACCGCAGCCACCTGCCGAAACACTCCCAGAATCCCGACAAACGCACCCTGCAAGGCGATTGCCCGCCGTTGCGCTCCAACCAGGGCATTATCCACTTGCTTCAAGCCAGCAATGAAGCCGGAAAAATCCAACTTTACTTTTGCAGAAATTTCGCTCATAGTCTTGGCATCATGAAATACTTATTTGCAGTCCCTGTTTTTGTGGCGGCGGTCATTCTCTTCGCGACAATCGCCGCTTTCCTTTTCTGGGCAGTTGTCATCGGCCTCCTTCAATGAAAGTAGCCAGGTGAAAGGGTCCATGATTCCCGTTGGGGCGGCTGCCGTTTCTGTTTTCGGCTTTTTGGGACTGCTTGTGGTCGCGGCATTCATCATTGCTGCATTGCTGGGGATTTAGAATCCCGCTCGTTTGGCCGCTCCTTTGAGCGCCATATCCCTCAACTGCCGGTCCATCGCACGTGCCCGGTTATTCAAAGCTGATTGGATGCGGGATCGCAGCCCCTTCACCTTCCCCGCAAATCGCACCTTGTTAGAAATCGTGATCGATAGCTGATTGCCCGCGAGCACCTCAATGCACGCGCCGTTGTTCGCGGTCTTGTTTGCAATCCAGTTTGGCAACCGCAAGCCGAGCTTCTTTGCCGCAGCGTTCCAACCTCCGGCAAGATAACCCACCCGCCTGTAAAGCTCTTTAAGCATCCGATTGGCCGCCGCCGGAGTTACCACCATCCGGTCAATGAACCGATGCCGCCCCACGTCTAGCGTGCGCAACCCGGCTTTGCTCATCTGCCCGGTGCTTTTGCTTCGGTATTGATCCCGGTGCGCAATCATTTCGCCTGCGCTTGCGTTTGGCCGGTAGAGCCGTTTTTCCACACCATAAACCCTTCCGTCCTTGGTCGTGAGAAACGAAACAATCTCATCACGCTCAATCCCCGGCTTTTGCATGATCTCGAAAAACCCCCGGGCCTTCGCACGGAACCCCCCGACATTTACCGTGCGTCCGCCAAACATATCCCCGGCGATCGCTGCCTCCCCGCGTTTCTTGCCTCCGGCTCCTTTGCCGGAGTTTGGCGGAGTCAAGGCCACCGCATCCCGCACCAACAACCGCGCCTGATTTTTCAATACCTCCGCACCGCTCTTGCGCGAGTGAAAGGCAAACCGCTTGAGCGAACGCTCAAACTTGCTGGTGTCAAAAGTGAAATCCGCTTTGCTCATCACTCATTGCTCCCAGCGTCAAAGTGATAAGCCCCAAGTGCCCCAAGCAAATCATCCACATCTGCCGGTTCCGATCTGGGAATCGTCCACAGTCCTTCCTTGTAAAAGGCGCAGTGCTCGTAAGCCATCAGCCTGGCCAGTGGCAATTTCTCAAGTATGAATTGCTCGCTCCATCCGGTTTCTTTCGCCACCGCGAAGACTCGGTATGCGGCCCACGGTGGCGTTAGGAGTTTGGGGGCGGGGACTCCGGTTTGCCGCCTGTGACCGGCGGCTTGGGTGCGATTTCCACATCCAGCGCGGCCAGTTGCTCTTTCACAAACTCCAACGCCTTTCTTGCCCCGAGCAATACCCCGAAATCCACGTTTTCCGCCCAAGCAAGAACTTGCTCCTTTACCCCGCCGGAGTGAACCACAGCCCGCCGCACCGCCGCAAGGTCCGCGCAGTGAATCCAGCAAAATTCCAGCAGGTCGTAATCCGTCAACTCCGACAACAGAATTTCATTGCCGACACACGCCGCATAGGCCCGGTTGCCACACAGCGCACACAACGCCGCGCTCATCGCGGTCAGCGGGCGCATGGCCACATTGCCGATTTCCGTTTCTTCCGGCGCGGCAATCGCCGCCAATGCCGCAAGATCACGATCCATTTTTGGTTTCCGCGCACTCATGCCGCCGCCTCCAATTTGGCAATGATCGCCTCGATTTGCATCTCGGTCAGTTGCCGGGTCGCTCGCATCAATTTTCGCTGTGCCTCCCGATCTCCGCGCAACGCCAGCAACAAACAACGCCCATTTCTCCAAGTCGGCAACGCGACTTGGACCAGCGTGCCGCCCTTTGTCGCCCGCACCAACGCACGGTAATTCATCAACACCAAATGCCCGAAACTGATAGGATGCCAGCGGTTTGCTTCCAGCCAAGCATCATCTTTGGCCCGTCGCAACAACTCCGCCACCGGAACATTCTCTGCCGCAAAGTCCGGTCGAAACTCCGCCGCTTTGCTCAGGTCGAGCGTGAAAGTGACCACATGATCCGCCGTCCCATCGGCCTTGGGTTGCAAAACCCTGCAATACTCCAGCACCTTTGCGCCTGCTGCTGCCGCAATCGCCACACTCATCGTGTCCCGGCTCTCCGCAAAGGCCGACTCAAAGCCGGGCTCCGTTTTTCCCTCGAATGTTTCTTTGGCAATGTAAATGTCCATGATGATGATTGCTCCGCTGTTGCAACTCTCCGGGGCAATGAGAGCGGTTAAAAAATTACTATGAGCCGCCGCCGCGTGTCGCGGCCGGGTAATGCACAGCACTCAAAGTCTCCTCGTCGTAATCCCCAAATTTTTGTGCGTGCGCAATTTTGGTTACATGGGTTGCCCCGCCGGAAATCGCATCCAAGGCAAGAGCCAACTCCCCGCCGATCACTTCGCTGCTGGTGCCAAGCCGCCGAATCTCGATTTCGTGGCGATAATCACCCACTGCGCCCGGCCCCGGTGTTCCATCGGCAAGTTTCCGCTTCACGTTGAAGCCTGGAGCCCGCTTGATGGAGACTTCTTGAATGTAAGTATCTCCCGATGCCTGTTGAATGCCAATTTCCATAAATTAGACCTCCTTATGCGCTTCAAACGAAGCGTCGAATTTCGGCACATCGTCGTTCGTCTCGGTGATCCCGATTTCCACGCCCTTCCAAGCGCCCGCTGTAAAATTCCCCGCTGCCGCAAATGTCGCCAAGCTCGGCGATCCATAGCCTGACATGCTGGCTTTCCCGGTTGCCGTCTTATGTGGGACAATCTCCACCGTCGTATTCGTAAGCCCGTTTTTCACCTCGGAAAACCCGCATTCCCATTCGACAGATAGGGTGTCGATAAAACAACCAGCGGGAACGGTAATCCCGGATGGTAAAGTGATTCCTAAAGCTGGCGCGGCCATATAAATCCCCGCACAATGTCAATCAAGCCGCCTCGCTCGCGCCGTAGCGAAATTTGATCTCGCTCACCCAGCGATTCCCGTCCACCCCGCCGCCTTGACCTTGGTAATGCGCGACACCGTGCAGCGTGACCCCAAGCCCGCAATCCACCTCTGAGATTGCCTGCGCCACGATCCGCACTGCTTGTTCGTATTCCCCATGAGCCCGCCATGCCGTTGGGCTGTCCTCGTCGGGAGCAACCGTCTCCAGGCGAAACGTCACATCGGCCACACTCACCGGCCCGGCCCGATGCTCAATCTCAGCCTGCACGATCAACGTCGTGCCCTCATCGGGCAACTCGCCGCGTGCGTGCTCAGGCACACTTGCGGCCAAACCAGGCAGGTTCTCCCGCATCGCTGCCGCCAGTGCCTTCTCAATCAGTGCCTTCATTTTCCCAATGCCTCCATAAGCCGCTCCGCATCCGCCCACCGCCGCCACAAAAACGCCTTCATCTCCGGCGTCCACTCCGCAAAATTCTGCCGCTGCATCGACCGAATAAAACGCTCAAGTGCCGCCTCCGGCGCGTCAATAAACGGGGGATTCTCGGCCGTCAGCGCATCGACAATTTCTTCTTTCCCCCAAATCCGTTTCTCCCCTGTCTTTTCATAAAGCGCAATCGAATGCGCCAGTTGGCGCGTGGGCACCCGCTCGTCGTGTCCGATGACAAGCTCAACCCATTCCTGCTGCTCGGCGGGGGAGAGTTTGGAGAGGATGCGGAAATGCCGATAGGTGAGTTGTTCGGCGCGCGCCGAAGAAGGGACATGTCTGGCCACCCACGCAAAATCCGAAAGTTCCGCCCGGTCAAATCCGGTCAACGTGCAGGCATAATCCATGAGGTCACTGGACACACGCCCGGCCTTGCGTTCGAGACCAGGCAACGCAGGCGCACCCTCAAAGTGCTCCTGCCCGTAAACCAGCCAATCGCCAATCGCGAGCTGAAAGGCAGTGCTGGCACGTCCGATCCGCTTCCCCACTTCCGCCCACTGCTCAAACGAAAGCTCGCCATGAATCTCCATCCCGCTCGCCGTCACGCGGGCCTCACCCACTTCCATCAATTCCATGTTCATATGGAACACGTCTGCCAAGTCAATTCATTGACGATATAAACCGGCTCCGTTTGCATTGCTTCCGCGTCGAGTCCTGACGCATCGGCCCGATCGCCCGCACCAGCCCAATCCGCTCTCGCAGCTTCACGAGCCGTGCGGACACCGCCGCCCGCGTGCATTTGTTTCTCTCTGCGATTGATTGCTCGCTGCAACCTCGAAAACCCACCCCAAGAAGCAAAGACAAAACCTCTGCCTCAAATGCCGGATTCTGCGAGCCGACAATCAAGAGGAGAATCTCGCGGGCAACTTCCAGAGGATCAGACCTTTCTTCCCGCTCGTCAAAAAAAATATCTGCCTCTGTTGCGGCTACCGGCTTTCCGTCCTCAAAATACGTTCGGTCTGGCATATTCATTCCCTGACAAAACGAATTGACGGCGCAAGAAAAAACTTACTTTTGCTGTTCGAGACCCAGAACATATTCCCCGGCCATGTCGTGGACCGTGACATCGGCAATCCGATACTTGCGCCCGCCAATCACCGCCGTTGCCCCAAGCTTTGGTGGCACGGTCAAATCCGCTTTTCGACAGCGCACCGACCGCGCAAACGCCACGTCCAGGCCGCCATCTGCCAGCGTGCTTTGCCCGCGATGCCCGCTGGCGCATACTGTAACAGAAAGCCCGCCTATCACGGCGGGCTCTCCAAAGGTTTTATACTGAGCGGCCAGCCGGGTCTCATTGAATCCGGCAATGTTCATGGCCCCTATTCAAGCAAGATGGCCATGTGCTCGGGCTTGACCGCCTTCACACCCCACGCCAGCTCAATCTGGTAACGGTTCATGTGATAACCGGGATACACCGCAAGGTAAAAGCTCAATCCACTTCGAGGATCGGTGATAATCTCGCGCCCCGTGGCCATGTCTCCCTCGGCAGGGAGCACCGGAAGGCGGGCTGCCAGCAAGAGCGCATCTTGCGAGAACCCCACGTTGCGTGCACCGCTGGCGGCGATGGTGATGTCTTTCTCGCCCACAATGGCCTTGCGCAAGCCGGGTGCTGCGATCTGGATCGTTGCGCCGGAGACGGCAGCCGCCCCGACCGTGACAACATATTGATTCGTATCCCCCTCGATGGTAATCACGTCGCCAGCCACAATCGTGCCTGTCCCAACCGCCTTGAGCGTGATGGAAGTCGCTCCAAGAGCCACGCCGCCGTTGGCAACCACCGCATTGGTCGATGTTCCAACCGCCGGGGACTGAATCTGCGCGGACTCACGCACGCTGAACCCATGAAGATTCAGCAGCTCGCCGTCACGTAGCGTCATGTTCGTCCCCGCCTCGTTGGCTTTGGTCAGTTGGGCCAAGGTGCGAAGATTTGCTCCGACCGTGGTGCTAATGACCAAGGAACGCCCGGATGCCGGGGCTCCGTTGTCATCAAGAATCTTCCGCAGCTGGGCAGAAGCGCCCAGCGTGGTGCTGAACGGAATCGTCCCGACTGCGCCCGTGGCCCGGCTTGCACCGAGGTAAGCTGCCGTGGCAAGATCAGCTTCGATTTCGTTGACGGCGGCGCGAATGGCCTGCGCAACTTGATCTTGGCGGATGCTCAGAAACCCCGGACCAGAGTTCATGGCGTATTGCTCCTCACCGCTCCATGAAAACGGAAACGCTTTGACCTTGCTGATCGTCACCGGGATGTTGTCCACAGTCTGATCCGCAGCGGCAGGGATGGACATCGCGGGAGTGATGTTTTCGCCTGCGGTGTTGCGGCGCGTCTGGTGAGCCCGCACCGTCTGGTTAAGCGCAACTGCGTCGGTGGTGGCATTGCGTTGGATTCCAGGCAGGAATCCGGTGAGTTCCCGCGAAACCACGTCAAGCGCGGCATAAACGTCGGGGATTAGGCTAGTCAGGGTGTTTGGCATAAGGTTGAGAGAGTTGGGGTGTTATTCGGAAAGTTTGCCGCCATGCCGGAAAAATTCGGCTTTGGCTAATGGCGTTAAAGCGTCGAAATCGGCTTTGCTTAGAGTTTTCAACTTCGGCTTGACCGCAGGGACAACCGCAGCCGCCGCGAGCCCCTTGGATTTTTCAAGCTTGGAAAGAGTGTCTTGCACGGCGAGCAAATCCGCCTCGGCTTTTGCCGCGCGGGCCTCCGCTTTCTCAATCCGTGCGTAAGCCTCGGTCAGTTTGGCCGTGATTGATGCAACATCCACTCTTGCAACCGGCTCGGTGGGCTCTGCTGGAGCTTCTGGAACAACCGGAGTCTCAGGATCAGGAGCCGCAGGGGATTCAACAACAGGCTCTGTCACAGGAGCGGTGGGCTCTGTCGTGGTCTCAGGATCAGGAATTTCGGGCGTTTGGATTTCGGCCATAATCTTTTTTAGCATGTCAAAGCGAGCCCGCGCTTTTTCCGGCGTCACGCTCGCCGCCGCTGCCACACCGTCCTCAATGGCATCGACAAAACCAAGGGCCACGGCCTCGGTCGCTCCCAGCCATGTCTCCTGCGCCATCATCTCTTCCACCTCTTTTTCCGGCAGTCCCGTCTTACCGACGTAGGCCCGCACAAGGTTCTTCTTCATCGTGTCCAGCAAATCCGCAGACTTTCGCAATTCCTCACTCGTCCCCGCAGCAAACGTGTAGGGGTCGTGGATCATAAGCAGCGCGTTGTCGGCCATGAAAACCGGGTTGCCAGCCATCGCAATCACGCTGGCCATGCTCGCCGCCATTGCATCAATATGGACGGTCACGCCGGCCGCATGGCGCTTCAGCGCGTTGAAAATCGCCGTGCCTTCGATGACTTCTCCACCAGGCGAGTTGATTCGCAGATGGACATGCTTTCCGGCGTGCTGCCGCAATTCCGCAATAAACTCTTTCGCGCCCTTGCCCCAGAAACCGATTTCGTCATAGAGGTAGATTTCAACCTCGGAATCAGTTGCGTTCTTAAAAGCATACCAGCGGCGATCAGTCTTTGGTGTCATTACTCTGTCCGCCATTTGTCAACCCAAGCACGGGCGAACCTGGCGCGGGAGGGAACACCTCTTGCTCGGTTAGCTCCACTCCTTCTTCTGAAGCAATACGCTCGATCATCTTCTTACGCCGAGCCGCATCACGGATGATGTCCTCGGTTTGCTGCTCTGAGTCCTGACCCAGTTCATTGAAATACTGCCGCCGGGAAAGCAACCCGGCCCGCACCAATTCCAGGCGGAGCCGCCCATCCCGCCCGTTGTCCACGGTCAACTTTTGCGGCCCGACCCACGCGCACCGGTGCCAATCTTCCCCCGGCCACGGAAGCTCACCGGATTTGATCGCCTGCCAAATCGCATACCGCCAAAACCTCGCGCAAAAACGAGTTTCCAACAGCAAACGGATGGAACCAAAAAACACATCCGCATCAATGAGTGCCTGCCGCGATGCCGTCCCTCCCAGCCCCGCCATGTTCCAAATGATCTCCGGCGAAACCCCGACCGAATAAGCGCACTCCCGAGAGAGCATTTCGATAAATGCCTGGAAATTCGCATTCGGTCGGTTGAACTCATGCGCAACCGCTTTCTCTCCCTTTCCGAGCTTCAGCGTGCCCACACCGGGCAGCAATTCTTCGACTTTTACTTTGCTGCCGTCAGGCATGGTCCGCTCTAAATTTGCCCCGAGCCCAATGTTGCCAGAATCACTCTCGATCGTTATGCCCACCTTTTGATTGAGCCTCACCGCTGAAATCTCCAACTCGAACATTTCCCGCATGGCCTGAAACCGATTCACCGCTGTGCCCAGCCAGGACACTCCACGCACCGCCCCAATCCTGTGCGGTCGGAAAATGTGAATCACGTCATCCGCAGAAACGGGAATCCCTTTCCCATCCGCCCCAGCAAAAAGATACTCCACCGGACGCCCGAAAAAATCCAATCGAACCCCGTCCACCATTTGATCATCAAGGCGGTAGTCACTGCGCACGGCATCCGCCGTGACGAAGCGCACCATGGGCGAACCTTCTTCGCTTTTCACAAGCTGGGCAAACACCTCGCCATCGGTAAGCATGGACTCAAGAAGCGCAGTCTGGGCAGTGTAAAAATCATACTGCCCGCCACGATCAAACGCCCAGGGCACATTGCAATAGCGATCCTCAAACCACATCTCCGCATCATGGTTCCAGGCATGGTCTGAAGTCTGCGCCTGCGGCACCAAGCCATTGCCCACCGCAAACCGCGCTGTCCCTCGCACAATCCGGGCCGCCATGCCGTGATTGTTCACCGCCCACCGCCCGGCTTCCATCAGCGTCCGGCGATCCCACGGCGTTACCTCCTTCTTTGGCTCGATGCTTGTGAGGAAAATTTTTCCGTAATTGCTTCCCGGCTGTGCCGTCTCAAAGCTCGCGTTAAGCACTTTCGGCTTGCGTCCAGCACCCGCCCGCCTTCCTCCGTGACTTGATTTTTTTTTGATTTCGCTCACGCAAAATCAAGCAGTGTCAACCCCCCGCCGGAAACACCACCGGGACAAACGCCTGCCGCGCCTTCGCCACAGGATTATCCTCATCTTCATCAATCGCCTCAAGACAGGCCGTCAACGTCTCAATCAAAGTCTCCGTGTCGCCCGTCAACGCCCCGCTGCTCGCGCCTCCCTCAAACGAAAGAGAAGTCACCACCACGCCCGAGGCGTGGTTTGCCAAAGCCGCATCCAGCGCAGCCTCAATTTGCGCCTTGGTATAACGCCGCAGATACGCCTTAACCACAATTTCGTTCACCATGCCTCACCACGCTATTGTCAACTCAGATTCCGTGACAAAATCCAATGCGCCACCAAATGCAACTTGGTGCAATCGCCATAGTGGTCCCCCGCAACCTTTCGCCACTCCTTGATTTTCCCTGTTTTGCTCGGCACCAGCCTTTGCCCCATATGCCCCCGCAAAAAATCCTCCGTCGCATCAGCAGGAAACGACAACCTCGGCGGTTTCAACAACGCAATCCGGTCAATGTAGAGCGACACCTTTGCCGCCCGATCGACATACGTGTAGAGCATCAGCCCGCCACGCTCCTTTAGCTCCGTTTGCGTCCAAGTTCCAAACGTGCCGCCGCTGCCCTTAGCCGGAAACAAAATCCCTTCAGACCTAGCACAAACATCATAAATTCTTTCCGTGAAGTCTCCTGAATCAACTAACCCGGCTTGCGCAAACACCTGTCCTTTCTCAGTCGGCCATGCCTTGCCAACCAGTTCCAACAAATCCTCCGGGGCAAGGCATTCCCCGTAATCAAACACCGAAATTTCCCCCTCCTGGGTATGCGCGGCCACGCTCCAATGCGTCTGTGCCTGCCCCGGATCTGCGCACAAAGTCACAAACCAAGGCTCCGCCACCGGACAAAACCCCTGCCGGTAATCCCCACGCACCGCCAACACCTGCTCATCTTTCGCCCCGCCGCCCTGATCCTCCCAGGCCTGCGCCAACCGCTTTTGCTTGAACTTCTTCAATAACTGCATATCCCCCCGCTTCTCCTCCGCACACGCCCTCACCCACTCCTCAACCAGCGTCGCCCACGGAATCCACCAAACCGCCATTGCCGGATACGTGAACCCCTTCCGAAACTGCATCCCCTTCGAAATCTGAACATACTCCCCCGACTCCGAGAGCATCCGCCGCGTCCGCGCCTCATCCGCAAACCTTTCCCCGCATCCCCCGCATTCCATCACCACCGACGCCGCCAATGCATCCCAATCCACCGCTCCACCGCGATCCCGAACAATCGTATATTTCATTTGTTCCCACCGCCACGGCTGCCGCAACCCACACTTCGGGCAAGCAAATTGGAACTCATACAAACTCGTTCCAGCCAACGCCTGCGCAAACTCATCTTCACTCTCTCCAGCCTGCCCGACAAACACCCGCTTGCTATTCCATCGATCGTGCGTCCGGCGCCGGAACTCCTCAACCAGCCCCGCTTTCCACAACCACACCTCATCGCCGACGCACCACCTCAGCGACTTCGATTGCAAATTGTTGATATTCGCCCCATTCACAAACAGCGACATATGCGGGAATAACACCGCCGCCTTTCGCTTCTGGTGCCGGTTCTTTGGCCAGAGCGGAGCAATCGGCCCGCATTCCTCCAACACTCGCCGCAACCGCGTTTCCGCCCAATCCGTCGCATCCGTATCCGACTGCAAAACAAACATCGTCCCACCCGGTTCCCTCGCCACGATCCAGCACGCCAAAACCTCAAACATCGTCGTCTTGCCGCTCCCCACCGGAGCGCACAACACCACCTCCCGCGTATCCTCATCCGTTGCCGCCTCAAGCACCCCGTTCAACCAAGGAGCCTGCCGACGATCAAACCGCTTCGCTCGGTCACTGTGCGGAAGCTGAACATGCTTTTCCGCCCATTCCAAAATTGTCGAGCGGTCCTGCTCCCGCAACGCGACAACGCACCCTTCAAGGAATGGTCGCAAGTCTTTCACAAAGCTCCTTCAAAATCCGGCCCACATGCCCACCAATTACCGCCCGCATTTTCTTTGCCTCCAACCCCTCTAATAATGGGGGCAACTGAATTTCCAACGAAGCCAACTCCGCCTTAAAAATCGAACATGCCCGCAAGGCATCCTCACGCACCTGAGCCGCCGACACATGATCCCGCTGCAAAATCGCCAACTTTTCCACAAGCATTTCGATCTCAGCCTTCAACTTTGCCAAACGCGCTGACTCAATATCCTGCAAATTTTCCGTCGTCACCCCTCTTCGCACCAGCTTCTCCGCCTGCCGCTTGGTCACCCCCAACCGCTTTGAAACCGCATCCGTTTTTGCATTCCTCGGTCGCCCCACACGCCCACTTGATTTTTTTGATTTCACACCAATTCCAACAAAGTCAATTTGCCGAACTCCGAAAAAGTGCTCTCACAAAAAAATGACGGGAGACGGGCCAACCGCAACCTGTGAAGTGGTAAAAAGATTTCTTACCGGGGGGCGGGGTGGCATGGTCTTTCGGCCTTATGGAAAAATCGGGTTTTTCTAGGAACGGTGAAACACCATGCCCACCATGCCCACCATGCCCTTTTTTGGTTAAAACGACGTATTTCCGGCTTTTTCCGGCACCTTCCAGGAACGGTTGGGGAACGGGGAACGCTCATAGGTGTTCAACCACAAAATTCGTTCTGGACTTTCTGAAAATAAATTGCCCAGAATTGCCAGTATCGCGCCAAAAAGGCCAAAAAGGCAGGTGAAGCAATAGCAGAAAAATAAATCACACTATATTGAAATACAACAGGTTAAGGCTTCACGGGGTCTTAGCTCAGTTGGTAGAGCGCCTCAATGGCATTGAGGAGGTCAGGGGTTCGAATCCCCTAGGCTCCAGATTGCCGGGGAGCGGCATAAATAAAGGCTCTACGGGCGACGGTGTATTTTTGATTTGGTGCCAGTTTTTTCTCTATTGCCCAGAATTGCCAACTTCCGGCCGAATTTTGCCCAAAATCCGCGCTGCAAAATATGCC